GCTGGCGTAATCCCAATTACACAATACAGCCCCACAAGCACCAAACATCGCCTGCGAGCTATCCGCCTCAGCGGCTCGCCAGCGAGTTGTGATGCTAGCGTACGTGTCAAACAGGCTGCAACTTTGAGCGTACTGTTGGGCGTGTTTCCACAGTTATTAGTGCCTGTGGATAACTCCTGTGGATAACTATTTAGCATCCTTGCCCCAACCTGTGCCCCTAAATATGGCACCTACTGGGTCATAAATACGGCGCATATCAAAGCCACAGCACTTAGGTATGTTTACATCGTGTATAGATCGTTGAACCTCAAAGCGTATTGAGCAGCTAATACACTCATACTCATACATCGGCATAAGTGACCAATAGGCAAACGCTCATTTTGCTACAGGTTTTGCATTGTAAGACTTTTACGTTAGCAGGCAGGTTATCTGTAACTATGCGCTCTATCTGCTCTGTTATTTTCTTACAGCTGCGACACTCAAAGCGTATTGACTCGCTCATAGCTGCACCGCCTCTGCGATAGGCAAAAGGGCCACGGTCTTATCAACCTGGCCCTCGCTGTCAAACTCTGTCTTAGCAGGCAGCCTTTTAACTGACCACTTAACCGTTATCTTACGCAGGTTAAAGGCGTAGATGCCCTTCGGTGTAGCATTAACGTAAAAGGGCGTAAAGCCCAGGCGCTCGGCCTGTTGCATTAGCGCATTATACTTTTCTTGCTCTATGAGCAGGTTATCGTAATGCGTGTGTCTGCATTTTAGCTCTATGTGCAACCTATACAGCGTGCTAGTGGCATCGTGGTACTCATATTGGTCAGATGACTTAGTAAGATCCTTTAAGTATCGGCCCTTGATGTAATTAAATAGCTCTTGCTCTGTGTCTATCATCGGCAGCCCTTGCAAAACCATATGATGTTTTCATAGCTGTTTTTTTGATAGCCAAACTTATCTAGCTGTGCCACTAGGGCGCACTTATCGCATTGTTCAACCTTGTACTCAGCTGCTAACTCACCGTTAACAAAGAGTTTGCCTGTCATCTCTTTTAGGTTGATTAACTCGTAGCTATCGCTCATTTTGTCTCAGTTTCTTTAACCATAATTAACACAATAGCCCTAAGCGCAGCATCTACGCTTATTTTATGTTTAACGGCCCAATGGCTAGCTAATTCGCTGATTAACCAGTTAATCATTAACTGATCTACCTGTTTACGGGTGCGCTTCATACCTGGGGCGCCCAACCTGTAGAGGTCTGCATATACCAAATGGGATCACATTGAGTTGCCTTGCTCTTTTCTATACAGCTGTAATTGCCCCACTCTTTGCCTGTCTTAGCGCTAGTGCCTGTGCGCCAAACGCGGGCGCCGTGTTTACACTCAGGTTTGCCCTGTAGGTAAATGCCCCCTAACTCGTTTTTAACTGCCTCAATAGTCTGTGCTACAGGTGTAGTAGCCCATAGATCATCACTAACAGGTGCCACGTCTTTAGTACTAAGCGCCTCTACCTTTTCCATATCCTGCTTAGTACTGCGGGCTATGCCCCCAGGTGTTAACAGGCCTATAACTCTGCCGTAAGCGCTCGTTACTGCGTTTTCTACCCAAAAATGCAGGTTAACCCCACGGTCACTACGCATCTCAAAAGCATAATCAACAGCGCTAGGTAGATGATCTTCGTACTCTTTGTAGGCCTCAGCCTTAACCAAAATATAACCTTTTGTTATGTCTATATCCTCGATATAAGCAACAAGGCGTAGGGTCGGATATTCTGCACGTGCCCTAATAATGCGGGCGTTGACATCCTCGTAGCCTTCTAAGAAATTACTCATCGCTTGGCCTCAGCTTCTTTTAGTGCCTTAGCAATATTGCGGCCACGTAGGTAACCTTCACCCAAGCCTACTTTGTAACCCATTTCATAAGCTGCGTAGATAAATAAGCCCATAAACAGGCAAACCATACCTACCACTATTAGATCTAAACTGTTCATCTTTCGCCCTTTGTTAAGGCCGATAAGCTACTTATCCGAGTAGCCCTCTCGGCGTGTGTAGTTAGAGTATGAACCTAGCTACTGACAAAAGGCAACGCGACACGCCCTACTTACTAAGTCTGTCCTCTAGCAACAGCTCATAGATTTTATCTACACGCAGCTCTATACGCTCAACCCTACCTTTTAGGTTATGCCCGCCGTTGCCGTCATCGCGTAGCTCAGATAGATAGTACTTAACAAGGTGCCGCACAAGCCCAGCCATAAGCCCTGAAAGCGTAGCAATCCCCAAAGCTACGGCTATGTATGCCTGGGCCTGTGACACTTACTTAGCGCCTATTCCAAGCTGCTTTTCATTAGGTGCTATAGCTTTAAGTACTGGGCCAATAAGTCCAGCTACAAAAGCATTAGCTAATACCTTAGGATCTGTAATCCCGCTGAGGTATAACGCACCCACGCAGGCAAGCGCCGCACGTAGGTACGACAAGGCCGCAGCCTTAAATTGCTCTTTCATTGTATTGCTCCTAAATGCCCCTTAGTTGACTTGTTTAAGTACTGCCAGGGTATGAGTACCGCTAGCAGCAACGCCATAAAGTGCTTCTAAATCTCCAATAACAATACTTAGCTTATCGCCATTATCTAGTTTGTACCCGTTACTTGTACTCACGTTTGACCCGCCAATATAAATAGCGCCGCCGCCTAAATTATGTAAATAAATAGTTTTATAAGAATTGGAAGCAGCAATAATGCTAGCCTCAGTTGTTATTGTTACCTGTGCACTAGTTGGCATTTTCTAATCCTAACTTAGTAATTAACGCCCTAACCTTTTCAGGGCTTAGTGCTATCTCAAAATGCATCTCATCTTTTCTAGTCCAATCTCCGCCCCAGGTCAGCCCGTATTTTTTAGCTAACGCACGGATCATAGGTACCTTGCTAGCCTCAAACGTGCCTACCTTGCCTAAAGGGTGTTTTGTCGCGTTTAGGTCTATAGCTGTGCCGCTGGCGTGGTTACTTAGCTTGCCTACTACACCTCTTACGTCTCTGTAGGCATAGCCCCAATCGTCAAACGTGCCACCTTCTATTGGCTCTATTAGCTCGTTAAACTCTTTAGCAAAATTAATAAGCAAGGGCGCTACCTTTTCAGCGCAGCGGATTTTAAGGCTTATGCCCTCAACCTTAAAAGGCTTTACGCCTATCTCAGCCTGATCCTTAGATGCTGGCCAGCCGTTGTAGCTAGTCTGCATCCTTAGTTACTTTCTTAGTCAAGTGTTCCACTTATAGCCCAAGTGCCTTTAAGTCATCAGCAGTTAATCCAAGTGCTTCAAGTTTTGCAGTTGCGCTTGCTTTATCGGCTGCAATTTGTGCATCTTGCGCGGCTTTCCAAGCATCATATTGTGCAAAGCCAGCCTCGAATTGTGCCTTAGTGATTGGCTCACACTCTAAAAATGTGATGCCTTCATAATCATTTCCAACCATTATCCATCCGCCTGTTGGAATAAGCATTTCCATTACATCTGCGCCGTTAGTCATTATGCACCTATTTCCATTAATATAATCGTACTAAGGTCACTATTAGTTTGAACTCTTACCGAAGCAACATTGTCAGCATTTTTGAATTGAGTTTTGTAGGTTGTTGATGATGTTGTGGCTGGCGAATCTAAATAAGCATAAGTTAATGCTCCAGTTTGCTGGAGTGTAGTGGCCGTGTATAAATCACCACCTGCAATTAAAGCAATATCTGTTGCGCCTCTAAATAGATTTAAAATCAATTCAATAGTGCTGCCACCAGCAGTTCTTCTGCAGCCCATTTGGCTTACCATTACTAAGACCTTTGATGTGGCCAAAGACGGTGTAATTGAAGCGGTTAGTCCTGTATCTGCAAAAGTTGTTGTGGAATTGATAACTTGAGTTGCGGTTGTTGCCTGCACAACTTGCAAGACTTTTCCACCACCTGCTGGTGTAGCCCACTTCAAGCCTGTGGAAGCGGTACTATCCGCCACAAGTGTTTGGCCGTTTGTGCCTACTGCTAGGCGGTCAAAAGTATCTGCAGCTGTTCCTGCAATTAAATCGCCTTTAGCATCTATAGCTGTAGCCATTGAGTTAGTAACGGTTACCGTGCCACTTGTGCCACCGCCGCTAATACCCGTGCCAGCTGTAACGCCTGTGATGTCACCGATAGGCGCAGCTATCCAAGCAGCCCCGTCATAGTATTCAGTACTGTTTGTATCTTTTAGGTAAGAGTATTGTCCCTCTTGTGGTGAGGTAATAGCTGCGGCGCGGGCTGCGGATGATGCAAACACCAAAACGCCTTGCATTAGGTAGCCGTTAGTGTCAGCTGCCGTAAGTACCTCGCCAGTAGTAAAGGTCTTAAAACCTAATCCAGCTGCCATAGTCCTATCTCCTTAATAACTTAATACGCCGCTGTCAAGCAAACCGTATATGGATGAGTCTAATATAAAGCCGTCAATAATCGGCTCTAAAGTGGTAAGTGTTGTTTTCCAGCTATTAGGCGTAATGCTCATAGCAACGCCAAACACCTGCAAAGTCTTAGTTAGCGTTGATCCGCCAGGCTGGTTAGTTGTAATAGTTACAGGGTCAAAATAGTCCAGGCTAAGCGCTGCAATAATGCCTAAGTTGTAGTTATCGGTATAAAGGTCTAGTTGTATAGCATCGCATCGAATACTAGTCTCAGCCCTAGATGCAACGTATGCCTGTGCATAGTCTAGGGCCACGGCATCGGTTTGCATTAGCAGGTTTTGCTGGTTGTAGCTATGGATAAAATACTTATCTATGCTGGGCTGGTTTATGGCCGTTTGAGCTGTTCCACCTGTGCGGGTGATGCTGGCTGAGTTGTAAACTAGGGTATCGTCAAGGCGCCACACCGCATCGAAGTAGCTAATATCTGTGCCGTTATCGTTAAATACTGTAGGCGTTGCCCCTGTACTGCCAGCCGTAACGCTACGATCTTGAAAGACAAACGAGCCAGCGGCATCTACATACAAAGCCCCGTACTCGCTAGTCTCTACGGTCTGCATAGCTGCAAGGCTTGTGCGGGCTGTGCCTGGGTCTGCCTGCATTGTGGTTAGCCCTGCATCTACGTCACGCATAGAAGCTGGCCAATCAATAGCATCTAACAAGGCGTTAATTCTTGTACCGCTTAGCTGACCCGCTGAGGTGCCAGCCACAGTACTTATCTGTGCATTTTGTGCCAGCCTAAAGGCATCTACAGCTGTAATAGTTGTATAAACCACATCAAGGGCATTTTTAGGTGTGCTAGTTGTATAGGTAGTAATAAAGCCAGCAAAGATAGGGTAAGTAGTTGCGCCGTATGTAGCCGTAATCTGTACTTTACGCATTGGCGTTAAAAGGTTGTAGTACGGACTACTTGGGTTTTGTGGGTTAAAATCTCCATTTTGGTCAACGATACGCATAGTAAGAGTGCCAGTTTGGAATTGGTCAGCCTGTGGGTTTCGCCCGCGTTTGGTCTGAATACTATCTACTACGTCAGATACGTCCACAATCACGCTAGCTGCATCTGCCAAGATATTGGTGCCTAAGATGCCTTGATCTAATATCATAGCCTGAGCAAAGCTAGGGCCAGTAGAAAAGTTAATAACAGCGTTGATTACTGGCAGGGTCATAGTGCCCCGGCAAAATTAAGGTTATTACCAAACCTATTATTTTCTTGTACGGCATTTTGTACTACTTCTATCAATCCGCTTGTCTTGTCCACTACGGTAACGGTTACGTTGCCTGCGCCATAGCCTGCGCCTCTGTTCATATCGGAACTATAGCCGCCAAAGTCTCCTAGTTTTTTTTGGAACTCAACCAAAGATAAAAAGTCTGCATAATTCTGTGCATCTAAAGTATCTGCCATAACTGTAGCTAAAGTTGTAACGGCATCTGAGTATTCTAAAATAGCCTCTATTGACTCATTACCTGTTAATTTATCTAGTACAGGCTGGTCTACAAACGGGCTTGGCTTAGTAGTTGTATCTACATATCCAGGCATAGTAAGCGTAGGGAACTTAAACTTAGCTAATAGGTCTAGCGCAGCTTGTAGGTTAGCCAGGTTAATTAGATCGGTTGACTTCATACCCGCTAAGACTCTGTTTATGTCTAGCAGCTTGGCATCTTGGCGTTGTAAGGCGCCTAGTATTTTTAAGTCCTCGTTTAGCTTGGCCGTAGCCTTTACTATAGCTGCATCATCTTTTGAGGCTATGGCATCCTCTAACGCAGCTATATCTTGCTTAACCTTTAAGCGCTGTACGTCATTGGCTATGCCTAAAATCTGTGCGCTAGTAGTGGCCTTACCTAGCGCCTCAGCCTGGCCTATGAGCGCTGCGTTAAGCTGAATAGCATCCATATTAAAGACATCGTTACCTTTAGCTAAAGCCAGGTTAGCTTTATCTAAAATTGCCTGAGACTTTTTATCTGCAAGGATTTTAGCCTGGGCTTTTTGCTGCTCTTTAGTTAGGGCTGTTATTTTCTTTTGTGTACTTAAATATGAGCCTGATTGGATAGGGTTTTTTTGAGCGCCTACTTCTGCGGTTCGTCTAGCTTGTGCCCCAGCTTGATTGAGTAAAGTTATATAGCTACCCAAAATTGGAATAGCTTGAACTACGCTAGCCCCTGTTAATCCTGATAGCCCAGGTATCTTTTTTAAGGCTCCTGCCATAAGGCCAAACCCGCGTATAACGTCAGCGGTATAAATAGCTAGGTTTTCCATATTGGTAGCAAGGTCTGCCACGGTTGTATCATCGCCTAGATTTTTTAGGGCATCTATAAGGCCTGTACCAATAATCTCCTGCACGTTAGCCGCAGCTACGCCTAGTTTGGCTATAGATCCTGCATAAGTCTCTGAGGCTGCCTTGGCTGAACCCTTAAAGGTTACGGCTAAATCGTCTGTAATCTCCTTAAAAGATTTAGTTTTAAGGTCTGCTTTAGATATGCCTACGCCTAATTTACCTAAAGATGTGTTATTACCCAGGTATGCCTTACTTAATGCGCCTGTCACGCTCTCTAAATCGCGGCCAGTTGATGCACTTATATCTAAGCCAATACTTAATAGGCGCTGGGTCTCGGCTGTATTTTTAGTTGCTACCGCTAGTTTTTGATAAGCAGGCCTTAATAGATCATCTATAACGCCAAACTCACTTTGTAACTGTTGTATAAATCTTTCAGCTGAGGCAGCAT